GAAGGAGCAATCCTAAACAGCTTAAAAAATATATTCACCACAACCCCAGGTGAAAAATTATTGAACCCAACATTTGGTTTGAGTTTGTATCAATGGTTGTTTCAACCAGCGGATGAATTTACAGCTCGAGAAATTGGGGAAGCTATTGTTGAGGGTATCGAGAGATACGAACCCCGCGTAATTATAAAAAATGTAAACGTGAAGGTACAAGAGGAGAACAATCAATACACAATAGAGTTGGTTCTCACGATTCCCACATTAAGTATTGTCAACAAGACATATACCGCAATTCTAGAACAACCCGGCTTTGACTTTTTAACAAACACACCTTCTTAAAATTATGGCAGATAAATATACAGATTTTCAAATACCTGAAACAGGATATGTAACATTCGATGCGGAGAGTCTACGCGATTTAATCATACAGCGACTAAACGCGCAAGGTACATTCACAGATCAGATATACCAAGGTAGTAACATGTCATCATTTATAGATGTGATAGCGTATAGCTATCATGTGCTGATGTATTATCTAAACAGAACATCAACAGAGACGTTGTTTTCTGAAACAACAATATATGAAAATGTAAACAGAATAGTTAAGCTGTTAAATTACAATCCTATAGGTTATCAAACATCTACACTCAATTTTAATGCATTCGCGACTGAAGATCTAGTCCCCGGCTCATACACAATACCTAGATATACATATGTTGTGTCTAACTCAATTGCTTATTCATTAGATGCAGACGTATCATTCACAAAAAATACAGACACAGATGAGCCCATTGAAATAATAGGTGACAAATATTTACTCTACCAGGGTATGTGGGTTGAGCATCCGGAGATCATATCTTATGGCCAGGACTTTGAGACACACTTGTTACTACCAGCTGAAAAAGAAACGACAATAGATCATTTCCATGTACATGTGTATGTTAAGGACTCACAAACCGGGATATATAACCAATACACAGAAACTAGTTCACTGTACTTAAACGGTCCAAACGACAGGGTGTTTGAGAAGAGATTTTCTGAAAATGAAAATTATGAAATAAAATTTGGTAATAATATCAATGGCGCTCGGCCACTCGCTGGAGATGTTATACAAATATATTATTTAGAATCCAAAGGAGAAGCCGGACAAGTAGGTCCAAACTTTTTAGACGATCTAAAGATCGCGATGTTTGGTACAACAAAATTCGGTAAAATAAAAAATGATATTAAACCGGAGAATATAAGATATATTACATTTGATAATTTGGAGGCGATGTATTTCACAAACGATACACAATCCACAATCTCCCAGCAACGTGAAACAGTAGAGGAGATGAAACGAAAAGCACCTTTACATTTGGCTAGCCAAGATCGCCTTGTGACAATCAATGAGTATAGTACCTTTATAGATAAGAACTTTGGAAACATGCTAACTAGCTCTAAAATAATAGATAATGACACATATATCGACGGTCATATGAAATACTTGTCTCAAGACATTGGCATCGAAAATCCAAATCTAGAAAGTAGAGTAATGTTCAACCATTACAAGGCTTCCACATCAACACATTTTAACAATGTGTACATTTATTGTGTCCCTAAAATATCAAAAAACACATCTTCACAGATCATGACCAATTTTTTAACACAATCACAAAAAGAATTAATAACAAACATGGCCAACCCAAAGAAGATGTTGTCACATGAAATTGTGTTGGTTGATCCTGTATATGTCGGAATTAATTTAGGTGTTGTCACTGCTAACGAGATACAAACAGCGAATGTTACCGACAATACTATTTTAGAAATAACTAAAGAGTCAACTAGCTTGAGAGACGATGATGCGATCATACAGCAAGTTAATGACTTAATTTTAAATTATTTTGATAATGTAAACTGCAGTCTAGGACAACTTATTGATTTAAATGTTTTAGGTTCCAGTATATTGGAGGTGGATGGAGTTGATTCAATACACACCTCCCGGACTGATATTGATTTAAGGTCCCCTGGATTGAGCATGCTCATCTGGAATCCTGTATACACGAACGATGTAACTATAACAAACCAAAATATAAAATTACCGGATTTTAAATTCCCATACGTATACGATTCATTCAATTTATATAAAAAGATTAAAATTGTAAAATAAAATGGCTACGTACAGTACATTAGAAACTACTAGTTTCACCGATCTTATAGTACCATTTAATACATTTAATGGTATATCTGATATATCCACTGGATCTGAAACCATAACCGGTTACACATTAGATATAACGAAATTTAAATTTACACCTGACTTAACTGCACTCGAAAACACACAATTTGGAATCAGTCCTTCGAAGTTAATTTGGGACTTCGGTGACGGTACAACAGCAAGCGGATTTTCAGTTGAAAAACATTATCAATTTCCCGGCGAATATATTGTTACTACAATATTAACCGATCAAACCGGCAAAACACACAAAAACAAAGCGACACAAAAAGTAAAGATATTCAATTATATGCCTGACGCGCTACAGTGGTACACTCCTACGATTGCTAAAGAACATGGTGGTCAACCGGAAAGCTGCATATGTGGAGTCCCGAGTGATGATTTAACAATATATAGATACAACAGCTGGCAATCATGGCCCATGGTGAGTGGGGATGGAGGTTATTATATAAATTTATATGCGCAAGGTAGTTTAAGTAGACCGTTATCACCGGAGCAATATTGGTCGTCATCTGATATACATTATGTACCATCGTGGAGATTTGTAAGAAACAAAGAAAGTACGGTACCCATAGAACGCGTGCAAACCGACTACAACACAGACGTGTATGTAAAGCTTGTTGACGAAAAAATAGTACACACCATAAAGGATGATACGCAAAGTGTGTTCGCCGGGACGTCTGGGTACACGACAGTCAATTATATTGATGATAATTCCAATCGTGTTTTAAGTAATAGAAACAAAGATCAATCCGGTACAAGCCAAGCGACGTTTAAGAACACCAATTTAACTGGTGATGAATTCAATTTATCAAACACAACTGTTGAAAATAAGGATATAATATTATTTGCTGGGTTTGACACGAGCAAATTCCCTGCCACAGAAAGTGACAGAGAGTTGAATTTGTTTGAAACTCTGAAAAAAGAATATTTTCAGGTATACGAAATGCAAAAAGTAGGGTTGCCGATAATCGTAAAACTAAATACATTTACATCTCTGAATATATCTAGTAACGGCATAAAAAGCATGCCCATCACTAGAAACAAGTATATAAATTCACCTATTTCATTTTCAGTAAGAACTGCCGGGCCTAGCGGTAATGATATATGTACTGACGACATACCTCCATTGAGCTCTAGATGGGAAGCCCCATCATGGGCATTCTCCGGAGGTGACATAACAACAGACGTTTTAACTGCGCAGGGTTTTGTTACATTGTATTTGTCTGGTGAAGACACAAAATTTACAAGAGTGATTGACACCATAACATCATCTGAGGATTTTAAGCGGTGGGATGTAGGAGAAATACGCCCGGAGAACGACAGTGCTGGGAGCACTAGTGTGGCCAATAGTTTGGTTGTAATTCGAATCGCAGACCGGATTGGTTCTGGTGGTGATGGAGAGGATATATACGGTCGTAGATATGCGCGGACCAATCGGACTGTGACGTTACTATCAACACAGTTGTCTGATGCTACTAGAAGTATGTTAGAAAAGTCATCTGAGTATGAATTGAAATTCATCGCTAGAAGCTGGCAACTCAATGACGGTAAAAAATATTACGGTATATTAACAAGTGATTCAAAATATAATAAGTTTGCTGATGGTATTAAAAAATATCCTGAGTTAAAAATCGATACATCAGATATTATAACACAGACTTACGGTACATATGCAGGTGTCGTTAATCTTGATGTCAGTTGGGATGCAATCTCCGGTAGTAACAAATTCAGATTGTTTGCAGAAACAAAAATTGACCCACCAACGTATTTTAACGTAGATGTACAATTCTATTACCTTGCTAATCCGACTAATGATGTGATACATCAAATCAAACCGGTATATTACCGTCAATATAGTTATGGTGAGGATGGATACACACAGACGTACACACCACCTATAACAACAGTCACACCAGGAAACTCTGGCTTGTATGGTTGCGCCGTAGATCCGGAGGGTAATGTCATAATGGTTGATGGTGACACTGACAAGATTGTAAGATATTGGAGAAATATGGATTTACGTACCGAGATACCTA